CATGTTTTGAACTTCTCGAGAAGCAGCTCTAAGAATCATCAACTTAAACATTTTTATGGCCGAGCCGTCAAGTCCTCCCGTATAGGTAATGCTTACAACGTCATTTGGAAATCCTCTGTATAGCTCAACACCGTATCTGTGTACCGTGTAGTCATTTCCTGTTGCTGTCGCTAGACCGCCAGAAACATAAGAACCACTGGCCCCTGCTGCGTCTCCAACCGTGAACGTCGTGTCTGTTACTGCGGTTATTTCCCTGCCACTAACCTGAAGGCTAGATGGCGTTATATCGGAGACCGTAACTCTTTGTCCGATTGTAAAATCATTGTTTGCTGTAAAAACGACTGATGCTCCGTTAACCGAAGCAGAAGTTATTGTTGCTTTCTTTTGTATTGCTTCGGCAAGATTCATTTCATCTGCGGAAAGATTTCTTATAGTTACTCTTTTTACATTTGATATTGGAGTGTTTCTTGCGTAAATAACTTGTGACGGCTGAATATAATTGAGCCCAGTCTCGGTTGAGTCCAAGCTGTGGTCATAGAAAAAAGAAGTTGCCGGCACGCCCTGAAAGTACGAAGGTATTACATGCTCTTCTGTTACTTCATTCTGGGTGACTGGTCTTCCAAGAAAAGCCTCAAGCTCACTTTGTAGGCCATCTAGAATATCTGTAACAGCATCTTCTTGTCTCTGCGTAAGAGAGATGTCCATGTATGTTTTTAAATCTTGAATTCCGACTAGCGACATATAGAACTAGCCCCTTCCAGTTATTCGGCTCCTTGCCTCCTGAGCCAAGTTGCGACCTTCGCCAGCCTGTGTTCGCTGTCTTGCGCCACGTCCGAACTGAACTCTGTCGGCTAGTCTTCTTGCCGCATAGGCAACAGCCCTTCTCCACCATGCCGGCTTTCTTTGCGAGGTAGGGGTCGGCACAGGAACCAGTTCGGCCCCTGTCTGCTCAAGCTCTGGAATAACATCCACAGCTTCTTCTGTAAGCTCTTCATCCTCTACATCCGACGGAAAATTCATTAGGACCTCCGGGTCAAATACTAGGAGTATTTTACACCAGCTATGGCAATAACGCCGAAACTTACCTGTCGGCGTTAGGTGGACGCTCGAGGGAAGGCATTTCCGGCTCACTTGAAGCTTCAATTGGGACCCACGCCCTGGAGTATGTGTGTTCTTTAATTTTTCGTTGCTTGATAACCGTTCCGTCAACCATTGCGGCGATTTCCGAGTTGCTCATAGTTAGCAACTCTTTTATTTGCTCGATTGAGTACTTCTTTGAATGCACGACTGAGCGAACAAGGTTTGACAGATGCTTGGTTACCACATCACCCCTACCACGATTAAGTCTCACATGCATAAGCATTGCGTCTATCTCGTCAATATCAATAACCACAATAGGAACCATGCCATTGCTCATCTTTTTTATCTGTTCCGACTGGGCGCACACCCATCTATGAAATCCATCAATTATTTTAAATGAATCTTTTTGGACAACAATTGGGCTGGTCCAACCAAAATCCAATATTGAGCCAGAAAGAACCTTTAGGTCGGGCTTTAAGGTGTGAGTAGACCGCCAGTCGGCTGGCTGCAACTTTTCAATTTCAACCCAGGAAACACTATTGATTGGAGAATTAATCATTTTTCAACCCTACATTTTCTCGTCTGTTATGTCAATGGAATCCATGTCGGCAAGTTCTGAAGCCTCCTTCATTGCAAGTGAATAAGCCTTTGTTCCTGGTCCGATTGGGTGCGGAGAAGTTCCAATAAATTCATGCATTAAAAGATTTCTAATCAACCAATGAACGGGGTACGAAAGTGGCTCCTTCATGCTTTTCCTACGGAACTCTGCGGAATAGGCAAGAGCTCGCTGAGCCAAACCTTTTGTGAGTATGTTTTCATCAATACAACGCCTGACTCCATCCCACCCGCTTTTTGCATAACGCATTATGACCATTTCTATGTCATAGTCTGGCCAAATTCTCCTCTGGGCATCAAGGTGTGGAAATATTTCCCAAAGTCGGTCGTAGAACTCTGGCTCTGTTGCGACTACATCACCTATTCGCCTGACAGCAACTGCATGCAGAGGTATACCCACACGAGTGTTGCTGCCGGTTGATGAGGCTAGGTCGTAGTACTCACAGTACGTTCCACCATGTTCTTCAACAATGAATTTAAAAACATCATCGGTTGTCCAGTCATAAATTGGCTTTGCAAAACGAAGAGGTATATTCCGTTTTGAGCGATACGGCACAACTATGTAATTCTCGTGAAGTTTCTGCACCAAGGAGCGATATCTAATCATTGACTCATTTGCTCTAACACCCATAACAAATGCAACTTTTCCTTTTTTACCTTGCATTGTGTAGTAGTCAATTGTCTGAGGTATCGGCTTATTGGAGTCCAAGCCAAAGTCCTCTGCGGTTATTGCCCATTCCGGCATTTCCCTAGCTAGGCGACCCTCTCTGGCTCGCTGAGCCGACCAGAGTAGGCAATACTGACGTCGACCAAGCACCCATACATCAGTACCCATTGGCAAGCAATACCACTCCATGTCAACCCAGTCGTAATTTCTGACCTCTTCAACAAATTTAACGATTGTGGGGCTAAGCATTTCTTCATCACGAAAAATTACTTTTACTGGACCAAGATTCCTCTCCTCATGTATTTCTTTTGCAAGATACAGGATTGCGGTTGAATCTTTGCCTCCAGAAAACTGGATGCAAACTGTGTCAAAAGTGTCGTAAATGTGACGCATTCTCTCGCGAGCTGCATCAACGCATGACATGGATAAAAACATTCGCTGTCTAGGCATTAGAAGTCCGCATGAGAACGAATGAAGTCAACGAGCTTTGCGGCCGTAGTGTCACCGATGTAACCGGGGTCATTTCGTATGTATCGAATAAAGTCGTACCAATCACGCTGTTGTGTCGAGTCATCAAAAACGAGAGTGTACTGAACTACGGCTTTTTCTCCGCCTTTGATATTTACGGCTGAGCTCCCACGGGTTACGGCCTCCATCTCGTTTACCTCATCAGAAGCAACGTAGATGTTTTCATCGTTTGAGTTCTTTTCTACGGATGGAGCAACATCATTTTGTGGCTTAAAAGGGTTGACCTCTGGGGGAGCTACATAGCCGGAACGATTGTCGTTTTTTGAACTTCTTATCTCATCTACCGAAAGTGAAGCTATCTCAAAGTCGTCCCAGCCTAGCTTGTCAAAAAGTTCAACATATTCAGAAGAAATACTGTTAATCATTTCTATCAACATTGACTGGTCCGTCTCACCGAGCTCTGATGTCTTGTTGTCGGCCAGCGCAAATGCAATTGCTGATTTGTCGCTTCCGTCAAAATCAATGCAAGCAAGTTCTGTCCAGCCCATTTGTTTTGCTGCTGCAAGTCTGTGGTTTCCAGATATAACAGTAAATGTTGAATCGCCATTGTCCTTAACGACTATTGGAGTTACTTGTCCAAATTCCCTAAAGGATGAGATGATTGCACCGACATCTCCACGCCGTGGATTGTTTTCAAGTTGGCGCAACTGGCTTATTGGGATTGTCATCCCAGACAGTGATGGATGTATATTGTTGGTCATTTCTTCTTCTTTGTTTTTGCTTTGTTTTTAAGTATTGAGAATGAATAAGTTTTGTCGTTTGTAAGTTTTTCTGGGAACAACTTTTTGTTTTTCCTGCTCAGCCTCATACCTGTGACCTAACATTTGCATTGAGCGTCCTAAGGGCATCTATTGATGTCCGAAGAGATAAGAGCTGTTCTCGTTTTGCTTTTACAAGACCTTCTGATATTTTGTAATCGTAATTCTCGTCATTCATTTGATAGTCCGCCCATGCCTCTCGTTCCCTGATTGAACCCTTTGCACCAAGATATGATTTTGCCCAGTTTGACCTGTAGGCTGCTTCCTTTTTTGCGGCATCAACGGCAAGTGTTTCAAATGCTTCTGTCTCTGTTTCGAGGACAGACACAAGACGCAAAAGTTCTTCTTCAACTTCGACCTGGCTAATCGGGCTACTTCTGCTCAAAGTGTTTTCCTTTATCTAGTAGTTGGTGTCCAGTCAAGGCTTTCAAGCGCTGACATGTTTAGTTTAGGCCAGTCAAACCTCTGTTGTCCATAGTGAACCAAACCTATTTCTTCTAAAATCCAGGCATCACACATATCGTCCGCTCCAGAGCCGCTCCAGATGATTCCAGTTTTTGCGGATATTGCTGAAACAACTTCCGACTTGGCAGCATTTCCTCTTCCGGTTGCAAATTTTGCCCTGACGGTAGGCGGAACCTCAACAAACTCAAAACCAGATTTTAGTAAACAAAACCTAACAACCCCGCCAAGCTCTCCTATGGAAAATGCCTGGCCGCTTCTGGACGCAAAAGAGTAACCCTCAATCACGACAGTGTCAACCTTGTGTTTTGAGCATTTATCTAAAATTTCACTAGATATGTCAATAAGTCTTTGTGTCTTTTTGTTCTTTGAAGATATGACTCCGTACTCACCATCGCACGACCATCCAGTCGAAGTAAGCGATAGGTCTAGACCTATTATCTTTTTATTCACTTAATTAAAACTACACCATAAAGCAAGAAGCCACTGTGATTTTTTCTCACAGTGGCAAATCCAGGTAAAGGATATTTCTTGCAACGGTTTTCCGTTTAGAAATGGACCACCCCCTCCCCAAGTCGTATGAGGAGATTTTATACCAAACTATATTTATAGAAAGTGGTAATAAATATAAGAATTATATTAATTGTTTACACGCAAGAACCGGGTGCCACACATTGTTTCGTGCACCCGGCCCTCGCGCCTATAACGGTCCTAAGGATTACAACAATACACCAGCTATAAATATTTTGTGTGTTAATTATTATTAGAACACCAATATATTTTTTGGAATCCAATCCTCAAAATACTTACTCTTCCCATCCATGTTTGGCTAAACCAAGGTCAAAAGCTAGTTGTGGGTAGTTGCCACTCCTCGTATGACACGGCCGGCAAACACAGATGATATGTTCTTCATCCAAAATAGAGCCGCCCTGGGAGCGACGTTTTAGCTCATGCAAATCAGATGATTGGTTGCGTTTGTACATTTTCTTTTCATCGTGTTCAGCAAAAACCGGACAAGCTTCGCACCATGGTTTTTCTTCCAGAAGACGAACGACAAGCTTCCTTCTCTCGACGTATTCTTTTTCTTTTTTAACAGACCTATATCTCAATTAAATTTGCCCCATCGTATTCAATGTTGTCAAAATTCCATTGGCCATTTAGAACATCCCATAGCGCTTCATCATATGGGGTCGGCTCAATATCGTTTTCGTTTAGTTCTTTTCTATGCCTGATTATAGCTTGCCTGCACATAACCAATATGTCATCTTCCGACGACACTCCATCCTCAAGCATTGAAATAAGCTCAGCAACCTCATTTATCTTTCGCAACACATAGCCTTTGAACTTTTCAATCTTTCGTTTTTGTCCAAGGTAGTGATGCATTGCCTCGGCGAGAAGCTTTGACCCGTCTTCCCCAAGAGCAGAATACTGCTCCGTGTCCGACTCCATGTCACCCTCAATCTCTTCTATCTGTTCGTCAAGGTTTGACAAAAGTGCGTTAAGACACCTAGCCCAACGGTTTAAATTTTGCGATTCACGCAAAAACTGACGTTGATTGTCATTCACATTGTTTTTTATGTCCTGAGCTACCAGGTGTGCAAAAGCATCATCGCTCATCATGTGATAAACGGTACTCATTTAATCTCCTTATTTTTTATTCCAATATTCACATAGGTCTCGTTTGAAAAAACACCAGTTGCACAGAACGGCAGGTATTGCCTCCCATTGATTTGTATCAAAGGAATTAGCTATTTGGGTCCCAACATTTTCAACCATATTGGATACTGTGTCAGCGTCTTTTTCTGTATATTTTTGAGAAAATTTAGTTCCATCTTTTAAGTACAAAAGCTCAACTAAATCTATTTTGACATCTTTTGTGTCCGCCAAAACTATTGCGTAAATGAGCAGCTGGGTAAATTTGTCCCCAACATACCTAGCTTTAGGAGTTTTTCCTGTTTTGTAATCCGAAATTGTTGTAAGCCCATCAATGGTTGACCACCTATCGATGTATCCCTTGATTTTAAAACCACCGATACTTCCGTTGAGTTCTGTTTCTACTCCAGACGGAACCACATCCACAGGTGATTCAACTTTGAAAATATTCTCAAGACACCACCAAGAGTTCCACCTAAAGTTATTCAGTCCATCTTTGATAAAAGGAATAACTTTTTCTTCCCATCCCCCGCTTGTCCAAACAGAAGAACTGACATTTTTCAGTGTGGGTATATTCCTGTTTTCTGGTTCAATATTGAGATAGAAATACTCAAGAACATCGTGAACAAAATTACCCATCAATGTTGCCTCTGTTGGGGGCTCTGAGAGCTTATTAACCCTAGAGTATTTGTACTTTAAAGGGCATTGAACATATGTTGATATTGAAGATGGTGATAGGTATGGAGGTAGCTCGTATGGCAATTCCGTGGTGGTTATCACTGCGCGCCTGATACTAACTGCCCATCAAATTCAATCTTTAAGACAGTCTCAAGAAGGAAAACCATCTGCTCGCTTGTAAGGCTGGCTGCGTTGCTTGGCACTGGAGCATTATTGCTGTATGTCTCCCAGTCTTTGCGAAGAGTTGTTTTTTGCTCTGGTGTCATTTTTTTTGTTACCGACATGAATGTGTTCCACATCTCAAGCTTTTCGGAATCTACTGGTTCCGCAGGTCGCAAAACCTCAGCGTCCATAACTTGTTCAATCTCTATTGCGTCCTCGCTTCGAGCGAGATACAAACCAATCCCAAATGTTTGCACTGCTTTCTTGAAGGCATCAGAGACCGCACCCTTGACCTCATCGCCGTAATCAACAGCAAGACCGGTTGCCTTTATGCGCTTGATTTTTTGGCCACCCACTCCGTCCCTGGCAACTTCGTTTCCATCAATCGTGGCAATCACTGTTACATGGGCAACAATTGAGTCTCCAATTTCTGAAAAGTTTTGAACTTTTAGCGACCAGTTCCCGACTCCGATTACCTTGTTCATCCTGTTGACTACTTCGCTAACCGGGATGTATGTAAGAGATGCTCCGCCTTTATTCAGGATTCGTTCCATCTCTTGTGGAAATGGCTCTGATAGGAGGTGGTAAATTTCGTTGTTCATTATTTTGCCTTTCGGATAATTATGCTTGTTTTTACTTCGTCTGAAACCTGACAATAGTTGTCTGCGTTTACCCCAATTTTTGATAATTCTTTTATGCGCCAATAAGAGGGTTGGACAAAACGTAGCAGCTGAGAAGCAATGTCGTCAATGGTTGAATTCATTTCACCAGAGTCAAGGTCGGTTGACATCTCAACGAGCCTGCGTGTAACAATTGATGCCAGCCCATCGTGGTCCCAAGACTTGCGGTCACTACCGGACTTCTTTTCAATAGTTGTTCCATCACCCAGCGAAATCATTGGGACGGAGCCCATCTTGTCTGCAACTATTTTTACAGCCGTGTCATAGACCGACGACAGTTCCTGCTTGAGGAAATTTAGAATTTTAAGAGATTCGCACAGCTGCTCAATATCCACATCCTGTTCTCTGGCAGCCGAAAAATTTCTATCTGCATCCATTAGTTTCTTGGATATTTCCGATACCTGAACGGCTAACTGCTCTGCATCAAAAATGACTTCAGTATCCATTTTTCCTCTTTTTTAATAGGGGTGTAATTCGTATTAGATGATGATACTGGTAGGGCGACGATAAGGCAAGCCCAAACCAGCTAAAAATGTAAAAGCCCCAACAGCTGAGTCAACCTGGTCATCATGGTCACAAGCTTCCGGGAAGGATGACATTTCGTCAAGCCAATCGCTCAACCATGGGCCACGCACAACTCTCACATTCCCGTTGGCTACAGCTGCGGCAAATGGTCGAGCTCTTGTTAGTTTGTCACCAGTTGAACGGATTCCCATAAAATCATAACCTGGGAGTATGTATCTTGCATATTGGTCAACCAAAGCCTTGCCGGATGAGCCTGGTTCTTGCTCCATCCTGACCGAAACATTTGGGCCATCTTCAGCTGCGGTTTGCGCTATCAGCTGTTCAACCTTGTCACCCTTTACTCTTGCTTTTTTTACATCTAGGACAAATGCCACTCCGGAGTCGTACAAAACCAATGTTCCCACCGTCCAGTCGGGGTTTGGGTTGCTTCCAGAAGGCTCTGTGGCCGCAAGGTCCCAGAACCTAACAGCTCGAGCGTTCCCACCAACTGGAGGGACCTCTGATTGGTCAATTATCACAAAAGAAGTTCTATCAAAAAGGCTTCCCAGCGTTGTGGCCCACCAGTCACCCTCCTCTAATCGCCTTCTTTCAATTGGGTCAAGGGCGGCAAGGGCCTGCCTGTACGACTCTGGGTCAATTCCTGGGTTGTCGGTAAGAAGGGATGGAACAAAAATTCTTCCAGCATCTACGCCTTCAACTATGAACCTCTGCCTCACCCAATTGGGGGCAGGGTTTGATGCAGAACGCATTCTCAATGGGACCTTTGAAAGCTCGCCACTTTTTGGTCTTCTGAGTCTGGAGAACAAATACCTGTAATCAGACTCACGTATTTCAGTTACCTCGTCCATGCCAATGAACTGGAACTCCGAACCCTTGTATCTGAGGTAGTCATTGGTGTTATTTAGGTAACCAAATGAGATTCTTGCCCCGGATGGGAATGTTGCCACATATGTGTTGTTGTTCCAACTTATTTCCTCAACCCCGCCAACCCATGATTTGAATCGGTCCATAAGAGCCCCAGGAAGAGAAAGGTCTGAATATGTTCTTCTAAAAAGAATCGCTGAATAACCCGGCACATCTACATATTGCATCGCCGCCATGAGCAAGGCGCTACTCTTGCCGCCACCAGCAGCACCTCCAAAAAACGCTTCTAGCGCATATGTTCTGAGGAATACTTTCTGAGTAATAGATGGCGTTTCAGGGCAAAAATAAGGTTGTCTTGGTTCTAGGTATTCTAAAACTTTTTGCCAGTTTGTCATTGTCGTCCAAGTCGATTAGTCGTGCTAAGTTTAGATTACTATGGCACAAGCTAATCCTAGCGAAAAAAAGTTTCAAAAAATGACAAAAGCAATAGGCGTTTTTGCTTCAAAAATGACCCAAAGGAATACCATCGCCAACATATTGATTGCTTCATTTATACTGTTTGTGAGCATAGGAACATTCTTAATATCTCCACCAGCTGGTTTTATTACTTTTGGTGTTGCTTGTGGTGCAGTCGGAATCTTACTTGGGATGGAGTAAAAGTACATAATGCCTTGGAACCCATCGCAAAATAAGTCAGTTGGCCAGTCGCAACAAAAGTCCGCACTTGGACCAGGAGCGCCAGTTGCGTTCAACCCTTCAATGGTTGGTAAGCCCTACAAGGACTCGTGGGATATTGAAAGAGCGTACCGTGAAGGTTTCCAAAAGGTAACTTGGGTTAATAGGTGCATAGATGCAATTGCAGGAAATCAATCAAGATTGCCAGCTATTTTGCGAGAAAATAATAGTCCAACTGGAAAAATTATTCGAGAGTCAGATGAGAGCATCCTCAACTTACTAAACACCAAATCAAACATGGGTGAGAACTCATTTGTTTTTAGATACAGGCTCTCATCTCAATTGCTCATGTCGTCCCGTGGGGCATTCATTGAAAAAGTAAGAGGCAGAGATGGTCAGCTAATTGCGCTCCAGCTTTTGCCACCGCAACACACAGCGCCAATACCAGACCCTAGAAAGTTTGTTTCTGGTTTTGAGGTTGATATGCGCAATGGCACAAAAGTAATTCTCAAACCAGAAGATGTTGTGTGGATTAGAAAACCACACCCACTTGACCCATACCTTTCATTAACCCCAATGGAAGCTGCCGGGATTGCAATAGAGATTGAGAACTTGTCAAAAATATACAACAGAAATTTTTTGCTTAACGATGGTCGACCAGGTGGCCTTCTTGTTGTTAGAGGAGAAATTGACGATGACGACAAAGATGAATTAAGAAGTCGTTTTAGAGGAAATATAAATAGAGCCGGCGCAGTAACGGTTGTATCTTCCGACGAAGGTGTTGATTTTGTTGACACAGGTCAATCACCACGAGATGCAAACTATGTACAAATGCGTCAAATACAAAAAGAAGAAATACTTGCAGCTTTTGGAGTTCCAGAATCCGTTATCGGCAACGCCTCTGGAAGAACCTTTAGTAACGCCTCGGAAGAACATAAAGTTTTCTGGAACGAAACAATGCTTCCACACCTGGAAACACTGGCTCGTGGTTTAGACGAACTTCATTCGGAATATTACATTGATTTTGATGTGACCGATGTTCCCGTTCTCGTTCTCTACAAGCAAGAAAGAGACAGATACCTTCTTAACGAATATCAAAGTGGTCTCATAAGTGGAAATGAGTACAGGGAAGGTGCTGGTCGCGGGAAAATTGACTCCGAACTAATGGACGCAATGCTTGCTAATCCAAACCTGACTCCAATTGGATACACAAATAAAAAGTTTGAACCAGCCCAACAGGGACAACTTGACATGATGGGTGGCGGTGCACCGGTTCCAGGAATGCCACCAGTGCCTGGAATGCCACCAGCTCCGGGAGCAGCACCAGCCCCTCAAGAAATACCGATTCCAACATATGGCCCACAAGCCGCACCACAGGGTGGTCCATCTGAGGGGATGACATCGGCCTTGACAGCAGAAGCAATTGCCGCACAGCAAGCAGCGGCTATGGGTGGACCGAAGACCAAAGAGGAAAGCAGTGGAGCAAGCTCTTATATATCCGATGAATGGGATTTTAAAGCAGAAGAATCATCGGACAGATGGATTGAGATTCTTGATGCATCGCTTGAAAGATTTTTTGAAAGACAGCAGAGAGTGGTTATGGAAAAAGCTGCTGGAAGCAAGGCTAGAAAAAATATTGAATCAAAGTCACTTGACCCAGAATCAATATTTGACATAGCTGTGTGGAACAAACAGATGAATGAAGACATAAGACCAATACTTAGCGGAATAATGAATGACGCATCGAGTGTTGTGTCCCAGGAAGCATCAATGCAGGCGGAGATGGACGAAGATGCAGTAAAAGAACATCTTGATTCGCAGATGGAGCGCATGGAAAATGTGAACTCCACTACAGCTGCCGAAGTTGCAGCAGCGGTTCTTGTTGCCTCATCAATGTCTGACGAAGAAGATAAAGTTGGAATGCTAAAAGCTGCACTTTTGGCTATTTTTATAAACCTATTGATGAAGAGGAAAAGACTCACAGCCGAGCATGAAGGACAAACTGCATACAACGCAGGGACCTATTTGTCTGGACGTTCAATAGGTGCAATGACGAAAACATGGATTACAGAAAAAGACCCCAAGGTAAGACCGGAACATGCTGGTCTTCATGGCAAGTCTGTTGGGGTGCTAGAAGCGTTTGATATGGGTGGAAACCTGCTGAGATTTCCAGGAGACCCATTTGCTCCACCTCACCTAACAATAAACTGCAGATGCAGATTGAGGTTTGACAAAGATTAATTTATATAAACACAACTGACTTTATATAAATAAAACAAAAAGCTTCACAAAAATAAGAACAACTCGTTTATCATTGATGACTAGGTGACTATGACCAACATACAAGAATCATTAGCAGACTACGAATATAAGTCCCTAGTAGGGCAGTTCAACATTGACGAAGCTCTCGGCATAGTCGAGTGCTTTGCTGCTGGCGTTGGCAACAAGGATTCTGTTGGCGACATTTGCCTTCCTGGCTGTTTTACAAACTCCCTAAAGCGGAGAAAGCCCCGAGTTGTTTGGGGCCACAATTGGAATGAGCCAATCGGCAAGGTTCTCGAAATCTATGAAGTTGGTCCAAACGACCCTCGTCTTCCAGCAAAGATGAGAAAAGCCGGCATAGGTGGTCTTTACGCAAGAGTGCAATTCAACCTTAAAGCAGAAAGAGGACGTGAGGCATTTGCAAATGTTTCTTTCTTTGGGCTTGAGCAGGAATGGTCAATCGGTTACAAAACACTTGATGCAGTCTTTGACCCAACACAGCAAGCAAATCTTCTAAAAGAAGTTGAACTGTATGAAGTTTCTCCGGTGCTTCATGGTGCAAACCAGTTGACGGGGACAATCTCTATTAAATCTGATGAACAGGGAGCAAAGCTGCGCGACCCAAATGGTGGTTTGACCGCAGCTGGTCGTGCTCATTTCAAGAGAACAGAAGGCGCAAATCTAAAACCAGGAGTCAAGGGTCCAGCAGACACACCAGAAAAGATGCGTCGCAAGGGTTCTTTCCTAACAAGATTTTTCACAAATCCTTCTGGTCCAATGAAAAAACCAAACGGAGAACCAACACGACTAGCTCTTTCTGCTGCCGCATGGGGGGAACCAGTTCCAAAGAATGCATCAGACGCTGCAGAACTTGCGGCCAAGGGACGAAGACTGCTTGAGCGCTATAACAACACAAAGAAAAAAGATGATAGTGATTCTTCGGAAACAAAAAACCACGTAACCGCTATATATGAAGCCATGAATAATGGAGAGAACTCTGTTGTTGGACGCGCCGCTGACCTAACAAGGGCGCTGGCGTCGCATTTTGGCGGAGCCGTAAGACTGGTCAACGCAGACAATGATATTGCAATTTTTGAAATGGGAGCCGGTGTCTCGGTTGAGACATTAAGAGTTTCATATTATTTTGATGGCGACGAATTCATGTTTGGCACAGCCCAACCGGTACGACCAGAAACCGTATACATCCCAGTTAATGGCTCAAATGGAAGCAGGGTTGGAGACAGCAGCGCTTCTGATGCAATGACAATTGCAATGAGCCCAGTTGGGGGAAACCTATATGATGCAATGTCTTCAGCAGCAGTGCCACATGAGGCATGTTGCGACGATTGTGCAAAAGGCGACACATCTTGCTCCATACCCAACAATCTCAGCACCCTTGAAGAATTTAAATCTGCAAATAGCGGAGAGCATCTTTTCTTGTCGCCAGCAGACAATGCAGAAAAAATTGAAGCTTTTGAAATAATCAACACAATTGCCGAGTATCACTCATTTGATGTGAAAGTTTTGGAGAACGGAATTGTTGTTCCAGACAT